GAATACCTCCCCAGCAAAACCGTCCAAAAACAGATCGACATCCAACGCGCCGTCACCCATCCCGACCCGGTCAGCCGCGCCCTGAGCAACGTGGTCGAAGCGATGAACCAGGTAGCGGCAGAGAAAGAAGCCGCCGAAGCCTCGCGCCACCAGCGCGGCGAAGCGAACCTGATGGAGCTGGGCGGGTTGTCCGAGAGGGAAACCCTCACCTTCAAGGCGCACAACGAAATCGTGGACGGCTGGAAGGTGTGGTTTACCCGCGCCCAGCCGCTGAAAAAATCGAATTCATGGGCCCCGTTCTCCACTGTCTACAACCGGGCCGAAATCCCGGTTTCCAAGGCGGTGCGGGAGGCCTACCCGGAGATATCGCCGCGCAGCGTCCAGCGATGGGTGCTGGATCATGAGAAAGGCAATTTCTCCGCCCTGGTCGATCACCGCAACGGCGCCAAGCTCAAGAACACCGGGGTTTTCGACCTGAATATCCTGCTGGCGCAAACCGCCGTCAAGATCATGATGGACCGGCCGGGGATCAAGACCGGGCAGCTCGACTCCCTGCTCAAGACCGCCTCGGTGTGCCGCGAAACCGGCGAGGTACTGTTCACGCCGCCGTCCATCCATCAGGTGTATCGGTTCCAGACTCAATGGCAAAAGGATAACGCCGAGGTCTATCTCAAGGCCACCAACCCGGACGCCTGGAAGAACAAATACATGCTGGCCCTGGGCAGCGCCGACGAGGACGTGACCGAGCTGAACGGGCGCTGGGAAATGGACGCCACCCCGGCGGACTGGCTGCTGCTGGACGAAGACGGCAAGAAGCGCCGCTACACGGTCTCGGTCATCATCGACGTGTGGAGCCGACGCATGATGATCGTGGTGTCGCGCACGCCGAAAACGCAGACCCACTGCTTTGCCCTGCGCCTGGCGCTGCTGGCCTGGGGCGTGCCGAAGGAGATCGTCACCGACAACGGCGCGGACTATCTGTCCGACCACTTCCAGCTGGTGCTGTCCCGGCTGGGTATCGNGCAGCGGATCTGCAACCCTTTCAGCCCGGAAGAAAAACCCCTTGTCGAGCGCGTGATCGGCACGCTGAACCATTCCATCCTGGAACTGCTGCCCAATTTCGCCGGACATAGCGTGGCCGACCGCAAGGCGATTGAAGCCCGTCAGAGCTTTGCCGACCGCCTGATGAAAAAAGGCGAGGTGGTGGATTTCAGCGAGGCCGGGGACATCGACGGCGCGAAGATGCAGGAAATNATCAANAAATGGAACACCGGGTGCTACGAGCAGCGCACCCACGGCACGCTGGGCGTGAACCCCTTTGCCAAGGCGGCAAGCTGGACGGGCGAGGTACGGCGCATCGAAAACGAACGCGCGCTCGACATCCTGCTGGCGCGCCCGACCGAAGGCGGCACGCGCACCCTGCAAAAAAAGGGCATCAAGATCGACGGCGCGTGGTTCATCGCGGGCGAGCTGGGACGGGTCGAGATGGGCAGCGTGCTGGANATCTACGANACCGAAGACCTGGGCAGGGTGATCGTCTACTACCGCAANAACTTCCTGTGCATCGCCGAAAACCCAATGCGCACCGGCATGGATCGCAAGGCCATCGCGGCCATCGCGTCCGCCTCGCAGAACAAGAGGATCAGAGAGGCCAACGCCCAGTACCGGAAATCCATCAAGGGCAAGCCCTCGACCGACGATCTGCTGCACCAGCACCTCAACGACTCGGCGGCAGCGGCGGGCAAGCTGGTCAGCGGGACATTCGGCGCAAAAGTCCACATCAGCCAGGGGCTGACCGAAGCCGCCAAGGCAGTGAAGGCGCAGGAAGGGATACAGCCCTCCAGTCAGGCGGAAAAGCTGCGCGAGGAAGCCCGCGCCGCGATGGCGAAAATGGAGTACGAAAAGGTCAATCCGCCGAAGATCGTCTCCCACCCCAGCGCCGCGCAAAACGTCAGCATCGTGGCGGGGATGACGCCGGAGGCGAAATACGATTACTGGCTCGAACTGGAAGCCAAAAACAAGCGAGATGGCGATCTTGAAAATAAAGAAGAGCGCCATTGGCACAAGGTTTTTCCCAACTCCACCACCTGGCGCGCACAGAAGGCGCTGCGCGAAAACGGGTTGAGGGATGCGGGGAAATAAAAAGACCGGCATCCGTTATAGCGGAAACCGGCCCATTTGGAACNTCAACCAAGGAGTGAATTATGAATGAAAACGTGGTGAAACTGCAACCCCCCGGCGCGATTCTGCCGCTGACCAACATCGGCGTGGCCGAACGGGCCGTGGCCAGGCTGTGCAATCGCGGNCCGCTCGACCCCGGACTGGTGGTATTCAGCGGCCCCAGCGGCTACGGAAAGAGCATTTCAGCCGCCTATGTGAAGGCACGTCACCCCTCCTATTACGTCCAGGCGGACGATTTCTGGACCAAGAAAACCATGCTGATCGCCGTCTCCCGCTCGATGGGCTTGCTGTACTACCGGGGCAAGGACGAGAGCCGCCGCGAGTATTGGCCGGAAATCAACGTCATGGCCGACGCCATCAAGGCGCAACTGGAACAGAGCCGCCGCATCCTGATTATCGACGAGTTTGATTACGTNGTNGCNAAGAACCTGGTGGAGTCCGTGCGCAGCCTGTACGAAGGCAGCAAGGCCTCGATCCTCATCATCGGCGAAGAAGGCCTGCCGCAAAAACTCGAACAGTGGGAACGCTTCCACGGGCGCGTGCTGGACTGGTTCTTCGCCGAACCGGCCAGCCTGGCCGACGCCCGCGAAATGGCGCGCGCCAAGTGCGGTGGCATTGCCGTTGCAGACGATCTGCTGGAGCACCTGATCAAACTTTCCGGCGGCAGCACGCGGCGGGTTTCCAACAACCTGGGCAGCATCGCCGACGAAGCCGCCGACCAGGGCTGGGCCAGCGTTGACCTGGCGACCTGGGGGACGAGGAAATTGCAGACGGGGAAAGCCCCGAGGAGGGGGGCGTGATGGCGCGTAAACCCATCACCGCCCTCTCCGGCGGCAAAAGCCCGCGCCAGCGCATCTGGGAAGCCATACGCGCCTGGGCGGGCACGGGGGACGGCACCTTCACGGCGTCCGTCCTGTCCCGCACCGCCAAGCTGGAAATGTCGCCGATCCAGGACTACCTGCGCGGCCTCGTGGCCGGCGGATGGGCTGGCGTTGCCGTGCAGGGCGGACGGGGCGTTGAAAACGTCTACCGCCTGGAAAAAGATAACGGTATCGAAGCCCCCCGCGTCCGCCGGGACGGCAGCGAGGTCACCCAGGGCAGCGGCAACGAGGCCCTGTGGGGCGCGATCAGCGTGCTCGACAGCTTCACCGCCCAGACCATCGCCGATATTTCCGGCGCAACCCCGCATACCGCCAAAACCTATTGCCTGTTTCTCGCCCGCGCCGGTTATCTGAAAGTGGCCAGCCAGGGCAAGGGGCGAGGTAAAGGGGGCGTGGCGTCGGTTTACCTCACCGTAAAAAGCCGCATTTCCGGGCCTAGAGCCCCAATGATTACCCGGCTCAAAGCCGTCTACGACCCGAACCTGCATCAAGTGGTGTGGATGGAAGGCGCGGATGAAGCGGTGGAGGAAATGGACCATGTCTAAGCCCCTGACCGACGAACAGCGCACCCGCGCAATGGCGCTGTTGAGACAGGAAGTGGCGCGCATCAACATCACCCGGGCAGCGCTGCGTATCGGCATGGATCGGGCCACCGTCTCCCTGGTGGTTCGCGGGGTTTACAAGGCCAGCCCGGACCGTGTGCTGACCAAGGTGCTGGCCACGCTCGACCGCCGCGCCTGCCCTTACCTGGGCGCGGAAGTGCAGGCCGAATACTGCCGCGAAACCAACACCGGCCCCACGCCCACCTGGGACCCCTCGGCACTCGCGCAGCGGCGCATGTGCCAAACCTGTGAATACAAGGAGCCGCCATGCAAACCGCAATGAATACCCCTCAGCGCCACATCCCGCCGCAGAAGCGCGACCAGAACGCCCATATCTCCGCCAGCACGGACAATTACGTCCGGTGCATCGACTGGCTGATGGTCAAAGGCTTCACCATCACCCATGCCCAGATCGGCGGCGACCACGCCCTGCCCGTCATCCACATCCAGACCGGCGGCCTGTGCAACCTGTTCAAGGAACGCTACAACGCCGTGTGCTACGGATTCCGGGGAGAGCAAGGCGTGCGGGTGGATACCTGGCGCGCTGAGGTGCTAGGCTGCCGGATCGAGTGGATCGAGAGGGGGCACTGATGGGCACCATCAAATCCGTCCAGCGCTCGATGGGCTACCGGCGCGCCGACACCTGCGCCAACTGCAAGCACCTGCTGGAAACGCCGCAGGGCACGGGTAGGGTGGGCACGGCCTTTGTGCCCACGCGGGCGGAGTGCAAAAAAGGCGGCTTCTACATCAGCCGCCTGGCGGTGTGCCAGCAGCACGAAACCGAGAAAGGCCCGGCATGAACCCCGAAAAAATCCCCCCCGTCAAGACAGCGATCCTGCAAGCGCTCCGCGCCGGCCCCATCGAAGCGGGCGAGCTGTTCGACCGGGTCGGCAGCTCGTTCAGCAGCGCCGCCAGGCAGCTCGTCGCCGCCGGCCTGGTCGAAGTCGCGCGCGGCCTGTACCGCATCACCCCCGCCGGACGCGCCGCCTGCCCCATGCGCAACCCGCACCTGGAAAAGGAGCGCACCGCATGAGCTCGGATTTCACCCCGCCGACCCCCGCCACCAGCGCGATCCACCTGGCCGTCGCGGTGACGGCCTTCCGCCGGGCGGAAAGCCGCGACGAAAGGGTCGCCATCGCCGAAAAGCACAAACCCCACATGCTGGAAAGCGACATCGCCAGGATGAGGGAAGCGTTCAAAACCATGAAGGAGGTAGCGCCATGAACACCCGCCAACTGCTGTCCCTGCTGTCCCGCCACGTCGGCGCAAACAACGGCATAACCGCCGCGAAGATCGGGTCGGCGCTGAACATCACCATGCGCCGCGTGCGCTTCCTGGTGACCGAGCTGCGCGAAGACGGCGTCGTCGTCTGCGGCACGCCCCACACCGGCTATTACATCGCCGCCACCGCCGAAGAGCTGGAGGAGACGTGCCTGTATCTGCACCACCGTGCAATGCACAGCCTGACGCTCATCTCCAGGCTGCGCGGCGTGGCGATGGCCGAACTGCTCGGGCAGATGAGGCTGGAGACGTACCCGCAGCCATGTAGGTTGGGCACCCCGTGCCCAACAAACCCAAAATTATCACCCCCAATCATTTGTTGGGCACGGGGTGCCCAACCTACATGAGCATCAACCGCTTTTTAACCGCAACAAAAGGAGAACCAAAGTGAACCAACCCCAAGCAAACCCCATCCCAGACGGCTACATGCAGGACGCCAAGGGCGCCCTGTGGCCGGTCGCCACCATGCGTCAAATCGACATCACCCGCGACGAACTGGTGCATGAGATCGTCGCCCGAGCCAAGGCTGAATCCGAAGCGCTGGCCAAGTTCAAGGCCGCGGTGTTCGGCGACATCGAAGCCTTCGTGCAGTTGTCCGGCGAGAAATATGGCGTCGCGATGGGCGGCAAAAAAGGCAACGTCAGCCTGCTGTCCTTCGACGGGCGCTACAAAGTCCAGCGCGCCGTGTCCGAATCGCTCGCCTTCGACGAGCGCCTGCAGATCGCCAAGGAACTGGTCAACCAGTGCATCCACCTGTGGAGCGAGGGTTCCCGATCCGAGATTCGCGCCCTCATCAACGACGCATTCCAGGTCGATAAGGAAGGCCGCGTCAACGTCGCCCGCATCCTCAGCCTGCGTCGCCTGGAGATCACCGACGACAAATGGCTGACCGCCATGAAAGCCATCGGCGAAAGCATCCAGGTAGCGGGCAGCAAAACCTATTTCCGGGTGTATGAGCGGGTCGGCGACAGCGAGCAGTACCAGCCGATCAGCCTGGATATTGCGGCGGTGTGATGGCGATCCTCCTCATCTTCGCCAGCACCTTCGTCGCCGTGTTCGCCCTGGGCTTCCAGAGCCTCAACGTCAACCAGGGCCACTACCGCGCCGCCGCGCTCACCTCGTTCGCCATCGGCGGCGGCAACCTGATGATCCTCAAGATGGTGCCGGACGGCGACCTGTACGCAATGGCCGCCTACCTGACCGCCGGCCCCCTGGCGATCATGGCCAGCATGTGGGTGCATCGCCGCACGCTGGGGCGAAAACGAAAAATGTAGGTCGGGCACTCCGTGCCCGACAAACCCAAATTTATTTGTTGGGCACGGGGTGACCAACCTACATGCCCGAATTTATTTGTTGGGCACGGGGTGCCCAACCTACATGGCTTTTCAACCGCAACAAAAAAGGAGCAACACATGAACCAGAAAGACCTGATCGACCAAATCGCCAACATCGTCGGCGAAAGCAGAATCACCGTAAAAAGCATCCTCGAAACCGCCGCCGACGTCATCCACACCGAGCTGATCGAAGGCGGCGAAGCCACGCTCCCCGGCCTCGGCAAGTTCACCGCCAAGCAGCGCGCAGCCAAGAAGGGCCGCAACCCCGCCACCGGCGCGGAAATCGACATCCCCGCCAAGCGCGTGCCGCATTTCAGCGCGGCCAAGGCGTTGAAGGACGCGGTAGCGTAACGCGAAACAGGATCATCTTGCCGGCCCCGGCAAAACGATCCTGTCTGCCCGGCATGGTGGCCGGGTACTGATGAGCAGCCAAAAATGAAACCGCAAACCGCCCAAGACCTCCGCCGCCGCGAAATCGCCACGATAAAGGTCGCCCAAAAACAGCTCGGCCTGGATGACGATACCTACCGCGCCATGCTGGAGCTGGTCACCGGCAAGCGCAGCGCCGCCGATCTCACCTGGCAGGAGCGCAAGAAAGTGCTAGACCACCTCAAAACCAAAGGCTTCAAAATCAAAGGCCAGCAGCCCAACCAGGCCCACAAACCCCTCGCGCAAAGCAAGGCCGCCCTCGAACGCAAGATCGGCTGGCAGCTCGGCAAACTGGGCGTGGGCTGGGATTACGTCTACGGGAAATTGCAAAACAACGTCGCGCCGGGCAGGGAACGCTTCGAACTGTTGACCGTGGCGCAGATGGGCGACATCAGCAGC